ATCGAAAGGGACACTATGCCTATCAAAACTAAACAATACGGATATTCAACAACCGGCGAAGAATCTGTAGAGAATCGCTACGCCTTTGATTTCGATTTGTGCTCAGTTTCGAAAGGTTGGGCTCAGATTGACACTACGCAGGATGCATCCTACTTCGGAACCTGGGCGCATCCGGAACAATTCAAAATAGTTAGCTACTGCGAAGGAGACACAACAATTGAAACAGCCGGCACGCTGGAAGAATTCAAACAAATTCTGTTCAAGTGCGTTGATTGGAATAAATCAAACGGCTACTGGAGAGGCATTGACCCGGGGCTTGACGAGAAAAGCATCCAGGCCTGGGTTGACCTAGGTCTTGAAACCCTTTTGCACTAGAGGAACTATGAAAGAAAAACCCTACGCAGTCTTATGCGAACGTGACCCGGATCACCAGGACTACCCGGTTTTCATCCGACTAGGTTGCCAATGTGAATCCCCTCAAGACTATGATGGTTTCGAGACGCGAAGCCCTGCAAATAAACCGCATGATTGTTTCAAATTCTTTGAACGAATTGAATCAGCTCTTGTTTTTATCGAAAACTTCAACCGGAAGCACTGACTAGACCAGGAGCCTTTCAAGCGAGAGGCTCCGCGCCTGGTTATTTCAATCAGGATCCGGACGGCAATCCGGATTTAATTTCATCAAAGGACACTACGATGGACGAATTTACTACAGTGACTGAGGCACAGGCCTTAATCGGTGGACTCTCGAACCCTGGTAAGATGCCCGGGAAGGGCTGGTCGATCTCAGCCAGGCATTGCAAAGCAGGATCAAAACTAAGACAGATTGATGGCTCAGTCTGCAACAGTTGTTATGCCTGCAAGGGCCACTACAGCTTTGAAGTTGTGCAACATGCGCAGGAACGCAGGCAAACCAGGTTCAAGCGTACAGGCAAGGCATGGATTGATCTAATGGTCAAAGCACTCGAGCGCGAGACCTGGTTCCGCTGGCTGGACTCCGGAGACTTGCAAAGCGACCGAATGCTTGAACGGATCATCCAAGTTTGCGAGCTCACTCCGCATGTCAGGCACTGGCTACCAACCCGGGAATATAGGATTGTCAAACGTGTATTGAACCGGCTCACATGCCCACCTAATCTCATGATCCGACTCTCTGCCCATATGATCGATGAGCCGGGACCGGAGAAGCTTGCTAGAAAATATGGGCTCGGCACATCGACTGTAGTGACTCAAGGCTGGACATGCCCGGCACGTAGTCAAAAAAATCAATGCCTGGGATGCCGGCAATGCTGGGATCCTGGTGTAATCAATGTCAGCTATCCGAGGCATTGACTTATGCCAGGCAAGTACACAAAACGCGAACACTTCGAAGCTTATTTGAGAAGCTACGAAAGGAAGATCCGGGATGTTCAAGAATGCATTCATGAGATCTATCTTGACGACCTGGTCATGGCCCTGGAAGAAGATGAAAAATTATGTTCTGAAAGAGCCGTTGAATATCTGCAAAGCAAACCAGCCCTGGAGCAATTCGATTTATTCGAGGAGTCCCAGGTCTGGGAGCCGAAGCGAAAGGATCTGAAAGAGCGGATCCTGAATTCGATATACACCTTCGTGACTTATGAAACAGCAGAGACTCGGATCCTGGCAAAAGCCAGGTTCATTCTCGAGTGCCATGCCTGGCGATGGGTGAAACAACGAAACGAGAAAGTCTGGATCCTTCCGGACGATCGGAAAACCAAACGACCGGAGCGAGCCTGGAAGGCCTGGCTTCGAGATTATGAACTCAAACAGAGATTTGAAAATGAAAACAAAAACTGAAGTGATCTACAACGACAACGACGGGCATTCCTATGTCTGGAGTGATGCGGAATGCGACTGGATCGGCTTCCCGACCTTTGCCGATGGCGAGCCGGACTGGCTGAACCCGACCCCGATCGAGGATATGGAGTTTGCCGACGAGAATACCGAAAAAAACCTTCGCCTTTTTTTATTGCAATTCGAGGAGGATGAAGGCGTTACCAACTTCGATCCGAACGATCCGATTTACTGGAAGGAAGAAAAATGAAAACACCGATCGAGAAACTCATCAAAGCTAGGGATAGCGCGATCCGCGAAGCCCTGGTGGATCATGCCAGGAAGCTAGTCGATGAACTCGACGAACGTGACATACAGAACAGGCTCGACGAGGACGAGATCCGGATCGAGCGTATGATCGATGATAACGGCCAACTGTATTGGCATAACGAAACATGAAAGGAACTTATGAAAACATTCAAAGCTTATAAAAAAACAAGCCCTAAACTTAAAGTCTGCATTCAGCATACTTTAGAAGATCATGAAAAATATAAGAATTCATTTTTCTGGTCTCCTTCAAGGAATGCAAGCGGCCGAAGATCAAATGAACGTAATTTTCAGATGGTTCCATTTGACATTCTCATAAAGGATGGAATTTTGAAGGTTAGACCCTCATACAGAGAAACTTGCAATCATTGCTACTACTCACTGGATATCTATTTAGAGTATCCGTTATTCAATGAACCTAGCCGGGTAGTTTTAAAGAAAAAAGATATCCGAAGTTTGAAAAAATTAATTTAAACGGAAAACCCCGGGCCCTCAAACGCACGGCAATGCTCGAGCCCGGGATCCATCACCTCAAGGACACTCGAGGTAGGACTTGTAAGATAACAGACTGAAAATTAAAAAACCATGATCATAAAAACCACACACACACAACAACGTGACTCATCGACCAGGCAACCGATCAGGATGACCGCTCAGGAGCTCCGCGAGACTCGTAAACTGCTCGGTATCTCGATGCGCACGCTCGCGAAGATATGCGGAATCTCCGACCACATGCTGATCTGGCACTGGGAGACAGGGAACAAGCGTATTCCGTTGTATATCTCTTTGCTCATCCGCTTGGTTGGAGTTATCAAGAACACGCGTCTTGGCGAGCGGATGGGCCTCTAAAACCAGTGACTTGAATTTGCTCAGTGACTCATAAGCTGGTACTCCATCACAGTGACATTCTCTCAGGATGCGATCGACCTGGCCTTGCACGGCTGGGTCGGCATGTCGGTAAGCACTCCACCAGAACTGAGAGATCCCGGCAACCTGCCTCCGGTATTCTACCAAAGTGACATCGTGACTTGATGGAGCTTCCATATCCTCGAGCATCTCAAGCAGGTTTGCTGGTCCCGGGAAGTGACTCGTCCTCATTTGGGCTCGGGTCGCTGCTTCCAGTACGCGCTCTTCGGTATAGCTCTCCAATAAAATCCCAAGGGTTTCTCGCCAGGCTTCCAGGAGATCCTCCGTGACTTGGATCGGTTTCGTTCTCGTCGAATTGAACTTCTTCAGTATTTTCTTTACCAGTAAAGTAAGGCTGGTCTGTTTTGTGGCTTGGTCTTTGCTGCTTGCTATCATGCTCTTGTGTGTGTGTGCTAGTGGTAGTTAGTTTATCTATAGTTAAGAGAGTGCTAGCTAAGCTAGTACTGGTACCTTCTTCAATACCCCCCCCAAGGATTGCCTGGGTTGAGAGCTTATACTCGTTTGCGGATCCTTTTTTCGATGTGACCTTGACCCAGTTAAACTTCTCCAGACCGAGTAAACACGTTTTAACCGTCCTGGTTGACTTGAAACCGGCACGCAGGGCTAACCCCCTCAGAGAGGGTTTCGCGATCATGGTGCGTGGGTTTATGAACGTATAGAGGGTAATTAAAAGGATACGTTCGGAGTGACCGAGTCTTTTGTCATAAAAGATCTCACTTGGAATCTTAATCTCGCGTTTCATTTCCAATCCTTGAATCCAGTGTAGATTCCGATGTTTCTATTTGTCCTGTGTAAATGTCGACGCGTTCCAACAATTCAACATCTTCAAAACATTCTGAGAATCTAGCGTTCATCCGCTTTTCCCATCGCCCGAATTGCTCCCACGCTTCTGCGTTTATTTTTTCAACTGAGTTCATTTGTTCTCCCTTATGATTTAAAAGCGTATTTTAAAGCGCGTTGCACGCTTCTAGTAGATAAAAATCATTCCATCTCCTTGATTGTGACGATGCAGTAGTTCTTATCTCCTTCGGCATAGATCTTCTCTGCACTGACCTTGTAGACCTGGACATCGTCTTCCCAGATAATGCCGGTGAGAGAATCCAGGAGAACTTTCTGGATGTTATCAACATCGCGACCTCGCTTATCTGGTGGAAATGCCTGGATGTCACACTCGAGTCTCATCGGTTTCGGAAACAAGGGAAGATCGCGAACATCCAACTGTTTGAGAAGATGCTTCTTCATATGAGCTTTGTAATCTTTTCCTTCTCCGGAAACGATCATGCGGTTCCTCCAGGCTCGCCAGTATCGGTTCACTGAAGGAGGCCACGGGGCTTCGATCGTGATCTCCCAGGGAACGCTATGATTCCATTTCATTTATCACAAAAGCTGCTGACTCATTAACGGCTTTGTAGTGGTTATGAAAATCCTTGTGGTTCCATAGCTCCCACAGGAAAGCTACTCGGATATAATATTTCTTTTTGTCATAGAAACACGGATATTTGATAGTAAAATAAAAACTTTCACTGTCATGCGAAATCTCCATTTGGTTATTTGATCGATGCGGATGTTCTTTAAAATGTTCGACTTCATTTCCAGTATTGAAATCCGTACGATTGCTTCCTGGTGAAATATTCAAACCCATAAAATGATTCACAATATTTCTCTGGATTTGACAGGGAACCTCTTCATCAGATGAAGTTATCACCTCGATGTGAAGGAAGGGATCGTTGCTCAAATTTGCTTTTGATATGATGCTCATCTTGCTTTCAAGGAAAGACCTAGCAGTAAAACTAGGTCTTTATAGGAGAAGTGTTCCACTTCCAAACAACCCTGGAGCCCATTCCCCAGGGCTATTTGAATTACCATGGAACAATATGAAAAAAGCCGGTGTTACTAACGCCACCTCCGGCTGGGCGTGAATCTTCAAAAAGGGATATCGTCACCAGTTGCACTGGTAGCCGGTCGTTCATAGGGTTTAAAGTCTTTTATCTGGACATCCTTATCCCCATCCTGCCTCTGCTTATGCTTGACGATGATATTCACCTTCGTTCCCTGGAGCTCGGCCATTGCCTTGAAGAGTTCTTCCTCATTCGCGATCGTTTCAACCCATTTGATTGCCTTTAAGAACTTATTGAGAACTTCCCTTCCGATCTGAACGGCTTTCTCATTCGGATTATCAAGGTTCAGTCGTTCCCAGTGTTTACGGTTCATGAGAATGTGATCGATGATCATCATTTCCATCTCCAGATAATGCCCTGTTCCTGCTTTCGTTGCTTTCCAGTTCCAGCTGTTCAAGACAGCAGGATACTCACCTTCCGGAATGTCTCCGTATTGAGATTCGAAGGTTTCTCCAGGATCATAAAATCCAGTCATTGTTTCCCTTTCTTTTTCGCGTTATTGATAAATTCCTGGATCAGATCCCAGTCCATTTCCATTGGATCCGGGAGACCAATCCTGTTTTTCGCAGCATGAGTAGGTTGATCCCGAGTCCGTAAAACCCTGGTTCCTCCATGTGCGAGAGTCCGTTGTCTGTTGAATGCTCCGGTTTCTTTCGTCGTCCGGACATCATAGGTTGCAAACAGACACATATCCGACCATTGAAAGAGCTTGGCAGCGGATTTGTAATGCAGCTGCAAAGCCCACTTCTGGTATTCCGGGACACCAGGATCCTCGACTTTCGTGGTTGCTGCATGTGAGATGAGAATCATATTCATTTTTTTGTGATTACGTAGCTTATCGAACTTATTGATGATCTGTTCCATGAAGCCCAGGGCTGCAACGTAGCCTTTCCCCCAATCGAGATCCGCGATGTCATCGACTTTCTTGACTCCGCATGTATGCCGATGGACGACACGCTCGAGCCAATCCAAAGAATCCACAACCAGGGTTTTGTAGTCATGATCTTCTTCGTAAAGCATCTTTAAGGATTCTAAGAACCCCATGTAATCTGTTTCCTGAAGTGGGATCGAGTTTGCATCGATTCCAGCAAGCCCTCCTTCGATGTCGAGGAAGATCGGTTTCTCAGCTAGGCTTGCCAGCGTGGATTTCCCGATTCCTCCCATGCCATAGATGATCATCCGGAAGGTATCGAAATCCGGACCGGTTTTTACTATGTCTTTTAAGCTCATTTAGCGGTTTCCTTTCTTTTCTATTTCAAGTTCCTTCCTAGCATTGAAACTATGTTCTCGAGCTAGAAATTTTTTAATTAAATCGATCATTTCAGTGTTTTCGTAAACAGATTTTTTAATGTTCTCATAAACATCCATGTCCATTTCACGGAGCTCCTGCCACATATCAAATCGTTTCCGAAGATGTTTGTGATCACTTTCCAGCCGATCGATCCTATCCACCTAGTTCACTTTCTTGAGCAGATGCTCCGTATATTTATTAATGTCTTCCACCTCAGAATCCGACAAAGGATTCCCTTTTTCGGCCCGTTCGATCCATTCCGGGATGACTTCGATCATCCGGTTCTGAACTTCCAAGACCATAAGAATTGTTCGACTGAACAGATCGAGCTTATCGATCAGTTTCCCATTCATCTTTGCCTGAGCACTAGCTTGCTCCGCTAAAATACTTAAAACAGTTTTTAGATCTTCTTCACGCATAACTCACCTGGTTTAAGATTTCCTGAAGATCAGATCCATGATCCTCATGACACTGTTCGAAATAACGACACTGTTTCTTCGAACAAAAGTTAGATCCACGATTCAAGGGATACCAGTTGGCAGCGATTGCCAGTTCATGCTCACGGTAGGCTTCGAGCGCAAGACCTAAGTCATCTGCTGTCAGATGAACCGGGATGATCTGCCAGTAAGGCTTTTTGGTTTTAACCAAGACTCTCAGTTCTGCTGACGGGATGTTCGTCAAGCCCTTCTCACGCATGATCGCAAGAACATAGGTCGACAACTGCTGCTTGTAGCCATGAGAGACTTTCGAGATCTTCTGCTTTGATGTTTTCCCATCTAAGATCAAGACCTCCTGACCAGGTTCTTGGAATGCAGGGATTTGCCTTTCTGCAATCAGATCCGGGTATCCGATCACCGGCATCGCAAGACCGTGAATCTTCAACGTGATCTTCTTTTGAACCTCTTTTGGTTCATAGTCGATCATAGACTCGAACTCCTTCATCACCTCATGATCGATCATCCGGATCACGAGCTCTTCCAGCTCATCCCATTCTTCTTTTTCCAGTTCATGCTCAAGCAGGTTCTTCTCTTCATTATAATAATTAAGCATCACCTGGTCGTAATGAAGCATCGGAAGATCGTGGTTCATCCGGTCGAGATAATTGATATGGACTGCATTGATTGCACGATCAATTGCGGAACCGAAGATCAGACTTATCTTCGTTTTCTCATGCAGCTGATTGATGTATTTGTATTTAAAGGCTTGACCGCAGTCGAGGCGTTTACCAAGTGCGGAATGAGAGTAGTGTTTCATCGATGTAATCCTATAGAATCGATTTCTTTTTCTAAGCGAGAAGCATCCGGTCCATCCTTCAGCCTCTTGATCGTGCCACCGGCTGCCAGATACTGTTTTACAGCATCATCAATCTCCTTCCTGGTGACCTTCGCAGCCTGGTGGTGTGCCGTTTTTCGAGCGAGTTCCATTCGCTCTCTTCGAGAGATCTGCCTATCCCACGAACGGTTCCATCGAACAACTTCCTTCGGAGGAAGTTTTAAGAGATGAGCGAACTTCGTCTCCTGTTTCCCTGGGATTCTGCGCGATCCTGCGATCCATGCAGATACAGAAGACCTGGGCTGATTCAAAGCCAATGCGATCTCCTGGTGAGTCAACTCAAGTTCCCGGACTCTCTTCTGAAATATATTCACTCAGTTCCTCCCTGGAAAAGAGCATGAAATTTCTTTCTCGAACAACTGGAACAATGTATCCGTCCCGAACACGCTTTCTCAGTTGATCGACGGTGATGCCGAGCATCTCGGCTGCCTCCACGCTTTTAATAAGGTCTTGACTTCGTATCATCGAGTGTTTAACTGTTTAAGTGTGTAGTGTTTAATAGCGTACTACTTAGACAGCATATAGATAATGTTGTCCGAGTCAACAAAAAAAATACTAAATGAGGAGGCAAATGGATATAGACCCTATTTATGAAAGATTCCAGAAGGCAATCGGGGTTAAACGTGATGACCTGGTTGCCAAGGAAATCGGAATCTCCAAGCAGTCTTTAGGAGGTTTCAAAACTCGAGGGAAATTACCCTTTGAGGCAATGATCGATTATTGCAGAAAGCATCAAATCGACATTAATTTCATCTTCTTCGGAAATGACCCTGGAGAGGAAATCAATGAAGAGCTAAAACTTGAAAACGAGCGACTTAAAGCGAAGCTGGAAATAGTTCGTGAGCTTTTGACCGAAGCTATTCAAAAAGAAAAATAGAGGATGATTCATGATCAATAAATGCTCTCATATGGCATGTAGGGAAAAAATCCTAGAAGCATTATCAATCCTCAATGAAAAGGAACATTATGGGACGACCAAGGAAACTATGGTCCCTCGACGGGACACGCTGGATGGGACGCGATCATCAGAACCTAGGGCTCGGAGGTCAGGCTTCGAGGTTCGTGATTGCAACACTGAAAGAGACTCAAGGGATCTCGGAAGAGACTCTAAGTAAAAAGGATATTCAACTGCTGCATCTCCGATACCAGGAAAGGCTCGTTGAATCCCGTGGTGGAAAAACAAAGGAGAAGCTCATTAAAAAAGAAGACTCGATTCAGTTTCTTTTTGACAAGTTCCTTTGGGATTTTATCCAACCCAGGAGATCTCGGGCAACCTTCACCCAGTACCGGGCAAGTTTGAGTCTTTGGATCCAGGTCAATGGAGATCATGGAATCAAAGCTTATAACTCCTTGATGGAGTTAGCCTTTGAGAATCATCTAAAAAAGATGATCTACCGGGGTAAACCACTTCTGGATACGACGATAAACAAACATCAAAGGCACCTCCAGGGTGCATTCAACTGGTTGAAAAGAAAGAAACTGATCGATGAATCGATCTTCATCGAAAAGATTCAGTATACGAAGCAGCCGACTCACTCCTGGGTCAATCAGAATGATCCGGTTGACAAACTGAGGATCCTAAAACAGTTCGAGGAGTTGGTCATCAGCTCTGGAGATCCCCATCATTTAAGGGTCTTCATGCTTGCTCGGTATGCCTTAATGCGAGCCTCCGAGATCTGGAGCTTGCCCTTGAATCCTTTAAGTCACGAATATGGAGGAATCAACATCCATCGTGGAATCATTCAAATCCGTGATGTCCTTCCTTTAGATTTTAAAGTCAAGAAACGCCAGGGAAGGAATATCAAGATGGGCCGAAGACTATTCGATTATCTGAAAGAAGATTATTCCCAGAGATCGAATGAAGAAATCTGGTATTTGGATTCAGGTGAAGGCAAGCAATGGCGAGCTTATCCAGGAGCCTTGTCGTCGATCTTTGCTAAATACCGTGATCAATTGGGACTCACCGGGGATCCGCTTCATACTTTGCGAAAGTCCGGGATCACCCAAGCTCTCGATGCAGGAGGTGCATTGGAGAAGGTGAGTAAATGGGCCGGTCACTCCAGCAGTGATGTGACTTTAAATAACTATACGGATTGGGACAATATCGATATGGATTCCACCGTAAATCTCCTCCAGTAAAACCACACCAACCACCACACCACCTCGCGATCCTTACGCCCACCTCATCTCAAGAGAATTAGGAATCCCTTGTTTTATCCAGTTAAACTACGGGAGCACACTGATTGCAACGGATTGCGAGGATTTTTATAATACCACAAATAACCATAGGATGTGTGTGTGGTTTTATTCAGTAAGTCCAGGGAAGTACTTAGCTTTTCCATTCCTGTCATAAAGCATCCTTTTAACTTCTTTGCGGTTGTTACCCAAAGCATTATAGGAGACATGAACCCATCCAGAGTTCGGTCCTTCTTCTTCACCATTCCAGGCTTGAATTCTTTTAGGATCATAGTTTTCAAGAATCAGTTGATCAAATTCTAGGTTATCTCTGATATATTCAGCAAGCTCCAGGTTACTGACCGACTCAGATGAAATTTCAATATCGGCTGCACTTGACTCACCATTGCAACAATGATGACTCTTAGATGACCCATTAATATGAGCATTCCAGGCTTCTGACCGATAACATGAATTAACTTTGAGAGGCAAATTATAATGATCTCGGATCGGTTGGAGAACTTTAATAACCAGGACAGTCATTCGCGCAACTGCTAAAAGAGTTGGCTCCTGCTTGATATTGGCTCGTTGAGCATCAGGAGAATAGATGAGCTCTTTCAGAGTAAAATTCGGACTGATATACATAGCTAACCAAGAACTCTTATTTGACTGTGTAATCAACTCCTTTGACAAGCTCCAGGACGGACTTATGAGAATGAGCATTATCCCCATCAACGGCATCATCAAATGCCTGTCTAACTTCTTTGGGAAGTTTATCAAGATGAGGTTGGAGATGTTCTATTGCTAAAGACTGAGCTTTGTCAGCTACTAAGTCTTTAAGCATATTTGCCACAAATGGCAGAATGAGGTTAACCATTTCTTTCCTTTCGTTATCCTGTTTATGTTTATCATAATTATCCTTTACGAAGAAATCATAAAGCCAACTAAAATGATTCACTCAGTTTCCTTTTCCTTCTCAGGATGGGGTGCTATGGGGTTCTTTTCTTCTTCTTGGTGTAGATCACCTCCACTCTCAAAATGGTATTTTGCGATACCACTAATGATGGGAATAAAAGCTCCAATCAAAATATTCAATAAATCTTTTGAGGACGTTGGAAGCTCATCAGCGCTACCCAACATTACATGTACAATATAGGCGAAAATTGCGAGTGCAGATAAAGCCACTACAAACCGAGCAATAAACCTACTTACTTGAATCCTCTCATTCACCGACATTTTAGGAGGTATCGGCTTCGGAGCATCTGGTTTAGTAACAGTCGTTACCGTAGTCTCTTTAGCCAATTTATCTCCTGCTTGGTTTCATTCCTCGGATTTCACCGCACAATTCCCTAATCGCCATTGTCTGTTCGTTCAATGCCGATTGAAAATTCTCATTTCTCGTATTGGACAGATTAATCACATCAATGAGTCTTGAATCTGCTACCGTATCTTTCTCTTGCCATGACTTAACTTCGTCCCTATGTGATTGAGCAGTTTTATAAATATAAAAGAATGTTGCCCCAATAATAACTGCTGGTAGGCCAATCCTTTCTATCAACTGTAGCAAGCTATCTACTTCCATGAGATCAGGATGGGTTCGACCAGTTGCATATGCATAATCTGCTGGGTTCATTTCGCACTATCCCTCCTAAAAATTATTGCCTCATAATTATTCATCAAATACCAGATCACTGAAACGCCAGCCAGAATAAGGCTGATATAAATCAGAAAGAAAATGAAGAGCCCTGTCATGTTATAACTCAGGCCATGAGATCGAAAAAGGGTTCGCCTGATCCTGTGGAATATCCCGGAGTTTCTGGCGATAAGTTCGCAAATCGGATGCATCCTCTCCAGTTTCCAAGGCTTTGACCATCTGCCAATCAGTTTCTTCTAACTTCTGGTTCCGTTGGTTTCGGACTTCCATCCATTTGAACCCTTCGTCTACGGTCACCTCTTCAGGAGATTTTTTTGATATATCCCATGTCTGTTCCCATTTCCCAGACTTTAAAATCGGCCCTCCAGCTGTACAGTTATGGGTTCGTTCATCAAATTTAGTTCTTGTCTTTGGGAAAACCTGAACCACTGAGAAAGCATCTCTTAATCCGGCATTACTCAGCGGATCAGATGGGAAAGAAGTAGATGGGTGATCTTCTGTTAAAAACCCCTCGTTATAAGGATATTTTTCAATCTTATCGTTTTTAATTTTTGCGTATTGCATAAGTTCCTTTTTAGCTGGTTAAAAATCGCTCAGTCCACTCGAAACTTGGTGATTCTAAACTTGTGAAATAATCACCTAAATCTTTACGAGTCACTGGAACATTCTTATGATGAAGAAAGTTAATTTTTTCTAAGTATGAAAGCATAAAATTATAGGTTAAAACGATAGCCTTACAGTGCGTCCAATTTAATTGCCGCATGGCTGATAGCCTACATCCTCCAGGTTCTACAACTATATACGAAGGAACCCGACGGACTTTTGCATCAAATCGATTTGCGTTAATAATAATCGGTTCTTTTTGTCCATCTCTTTTTAGTTGTTCTGATAGTTTTTCTCCTGTCCTGTTTTCATAATTTTTTAATTCAAATTCTGGTCTGGTATCTGTCAACAAATCAACTGGAAACGCATCATAATAAAGCAGTAATTTTTCAATTTTCATCAGGTTCTGGAAGACTCAATATGATTTTCTGCGGATCATTCGACCCTGTGATCAGATGACAGTCATGCGGAACTAAACCAATTTTTTTAACAGCTTCCCAGGTTTCTGGTGCAGACATGGCCTGTCTGATAGTCATGGATGACGGTCTCCCATTAGCTATGATTTCTGATTGCATGTCTTTGGCTACTTTGAGTGTATATTCATTGCACTGGTTCGCCTCCCACATTTCTTCGTCTGAATGTCCATTGATCCGTGTTGGTTCTGCAATTTCAAAAGCTTCAGCCAGCAGTTTTTCCAAAATCTTAATTTCCTCATCGTTTTTGTAAAATCCATCAGTTTCTGAGGCAAGCCAATTTTCTGCTTCCATCACCTCAACTTTTAGCAATTTAATGTCCCAGGATGAAGCACCAGTCTTTTCGGCATTCGTCAATTTCTCACGTTTTGCCTCCAGTTTAAGTTTACCGATTTCCTCCAAACCTCTGGCCCGAATTCGTCCCTCTAAAAAACCTTCGAGGGTTTTGATTTTGGCCCAAATCGTTTCGCCCTCGACCAGATACCGATAGTTGAATTCGCTATTATATTTACTTGCCATTTTATCCGTAACTGGCAGCGGCTAAGCCATTACGAGTAGTTCCAACTCCAGTCGTGTCTGTGGAAACGACTCCTACATCACTAACTTTATTCGTCAGCGAAACGTTTGAACCTGTGGACCCATATCCGAAAATAGCTTTATCCGTTCCGTAACCTGCTGCGGCTAAAATATAACGAGCCGATCCTACTCCAGTGGTGTCTGTTATCACAACTCCTGCGTTACTAACTTTATTCGTCATACTGACAAGAAATGTCCCGTTGTCTCCATACCCAAAAATGGCTTTGTCCGTTCCGTAACTGGCGGCGGCTAGATAGTAACGAGCCGTTCCAACTCCAGTCGTGTCTGTTATCACAACTCCAGCGTTACTAACTTTATTCGTAAGCGAAACAGCAGAAGAAGGTGCGTACCCATATCCGAAAATAGCTTTGTTTAACCCGTAACCTGCTGCGGCTAAAACCCAACGAGCAGTTCCAACTCCAGTGGTGTCTGTTATCACAACTCCTGCGTTACTAACTTTATTCGT